CCATGCCGTGATGGTACTGCCCTACTGAAGGCGCACGTTGTACCCGTTCCGCAGGCCGACCTCACGCACCGCACGCGCCATGAAATGCACGCCCTTCGTACCCGGGTGGTGAACGACCGTCGCGAACACCGTCCTACCACCGACCCGGAACTTCAGCGCCTTCCGGCGGCGCGGCCGGATCTCATGCGGGCGCGTCCCGTTCTCCACGTACGTCGCATAGGACACGTCCGCCGACACGCGGATCGACGGGCCGCGCAGCGACAGCGACGGCCGCACAGTGATCGACGAACGCAGCCTGCCCGTATCGACCGGCGCGAGCTGTTTCGCCCGGGCCTCGACCTCACGCGCTACCCGGGCGACGTCCCGTGACGCGAGCCTCGACACAGTCACCCGCACCGCCGCAGGGTCAAGCTGGATCCGACCCGCCACCCTCGACCACCTCCGGCTCCGTCTTGCGGCTCTTCCGGGGCACCGGCACCACGTCGACAGCGGGCTTCCGCTCGATGACTTCCCAGTACCCGCCGGCCACCATGCCGTCGACGGCCGGCCCGTCGAGCGTCCACATCTCCGTACCGGCGGCAGCGTCCACAGTCGTCACAACCTGCCGCACCCTCACCATCTGCGCCATGCCAGACCCCTTTCAGCTCGTACAGCCGCACGCGTCGATGACGACGGTAACGCCCATGATCCCCCCGGTGCAGCCACCCTCCGGGCCGAACGGAGTCCACGCCGTCGGCGCGAGCAGCCCCGACACAACTTGCGGCCGCAGGCAGCACACCGCCTCGACCATCGCGGACGCGTCCATCTGGACCTGCTCCGCTACCTCCGTCAGCTGCGCGCACGTCGGCCCGGAGTCGATGTCCCCGACCGGCGAGCATCGCGCTACGCCCATCTCCAGATCGACCTGCCACACCCGCACGCCGCAGTGCTCCAACACGCCTTCGACGGGCACAGTCGGCCGTATGCCTGCGATCCGCACCCCGGCGAACCCCGAGCAGCACCTGTCCTCCGACAGGCCAGCAGACAGGAACGTACGGAAGTCCTCGCCCGTGTAGACGCACGTGTCCGCGGGAGGGTTCGGGTTCGCCGCGAGCGCGTTCTGAAGGCACACCTCCAGCGCGGTCGCCATGTCCATAGGCAGTGTGCCGAGCGCCATCAGCTAGTCCTCATGATCGGGACGTGAACGTCCGGCGACAGGACACGCGGCCTGCGCTGCAGCGCCTGCGGGTTGACCGCGCGAATGAACATGTCGACCTCGCGGATACCCGTAAGCCCGATGTTCAGTTCATCCGTCGGGTCGACCATTTCGATCTGCACACCCTGCCGGGTCAGCGACGCAACGTTGTTCGGCAGCGCGCACGCCGCGCCGATGCACGACTTCAGGAGCTCACACGCCAGCAGCCCGGCAGCGTACTGGCCGGCCGCAGGGACGGGCGTCCCGCGCTGGTACGTGACCTCGAACGTTCCCTGTCCGGGCGACGTAAGGTCCATGTCCTGGCATTTGGGCCAGCACTGCCCGCCGACGCCGATCAGCCGGGACCGGTTGTCGACGCGATACAGCGACGGGTCGATGACGACCCCGTCGACGTTCACCTCGTTAATGGCGGCGACCGGGCCGGGCAGCCACACCGAGCAGCGCGCGTCGCAGGAACACGGACCCATGCACCCGCAGTTGAACCACTGGCCGTCGCGGATGAACGGCGCCCACACCGTTCCGATGCCGTCCGCAGTGACCGGGTAGTACATCCACCCGCCGTACACGTTGCAGTCGGATCCGCACGGCCGCACGGTCACCGTGCATGCGCCGAATTGGCGGCCGGTCAGAGCCCACAGGATGTACGTCGCCCACGACGTCGCGGTGTCTCGCTGCGTGTTTGTCGCGGTGTCCCAGTCGGAGCAGCACGCGGTGTTGAGTGTCCAGCCGCACGGCGCTGACGATCCCGTGGGGAGCGGCGGCGGTGCCGCGGATGGGTTGATGACGGGCACGGCTGCCTCCCTAGGGCGTCGAGAACTTCCCGGCGTACACGAACGTGCACTGGGCGGGATCCGACAGGTCCGTGCACGTGCGCGTCAATGCAAGGTAGCCGATCAGCGCACCGACCTGCGTGACAGGCGCAGGGTTGAAAGCGTTCCCGGACCCGACCTGCCGCACCGCGTCCTCTGGTGTCGCGTAGATCGTCTGCCCGTACTGGATCGCGACACGCAGCGACACAGTGTCCGCGGCGAACAGGTACACGCGCTGCACCGTCGACGTCGACGGCCCGCCCGGGATCGGCGTGAGCACGCCGGCCACGTCATAGTTCGCCGGGTCGACGTCGAGGACAGGCGGCGGTGTCGGTGTCGCGGCCGTCTGCAGGATCCTGCGGAACGCGAATGCGGTGAGCGCAGGCGACGTGATGATGTTCGGGTTGTCGGTGATCACCCCGCCGGACACGTACCCGGCCGCCCGCGTGAAGATCGTCCCCGCGCTCTTGTTCAGCCGCAGGTTCGACCCGTTCGGCGAGAGACTGTTCCCCTGCAGAGAGAACGGCCCGAGACTGTCGGCCAGGTCGACGTGAGCGTTCGCGAGCTGCGGCAGGATCGTCGGCAGTGTCTGCGTCTCCAGCACCGTCCCGAGTCCCGTGTCGTACACCGAGATCCCGAGGACGATGAACCGGCGGTAGTCCTCCGGCGTCGGACGCGTCGGCGCCTGGATGACGTTCTGTGCGCCGTCCATCATCCAGTACGTGATCGTCCGGGTCAGCGCACCAGCGTCAAGGGGAATCGTCCCGCCCGGGTAGTCGACGCGGGTGATCGTCGGCGGGATGCTCACCTCGTTAATGTTGTCGACGATGTAGCCGATCATCGGCGCGATCGTCACGGCCTGTGGGTTGCCGACCGCTGGGCTGATGTCGCCGCCCGACGCCACGCCCGTCGACAGGTCCGCCTGCTCCTCCGACAGGCCGACGTCGATCTGAAAGGTCTCTGTGTCGAGGTGCAGCCAGTAGCTGCCGACCGTCGCCCAGAACGCCACGGTGCCCGTGCCGTCCGTCGACGTGCCAGGGTTCGCGATCGGAATCGTGCCCGCCGCATCCGCCCACAGCGGAGCGAACGCGTTCGAGTCGACGGGAAACACCTGATACGGGACGTTGGCTGCCAGCACCGCATCCGGTGTCCAGTACTGCGCCGTGTAGAACTGCAGAGCCACCGCCCCGCCCCCTCCGCTACGTGAGCTGAAGCATCGCCGACGGGCCCTGCACGGACCCGTCCGGGGTGCCGAACGATGCGGGGAACGCCCCGCCGAACCCGGTGTCCCGGTAGTACGTGTTCCGGTTCGCGTTCAGGACCGGCGTGTCATCCGACACGATCGGATCCCACGTGTCCCGCGACCGCAGCGACAGGGCCACCAGACCCTGTTGCGCGAGGACAAGCCAGTACAGGACCGGCCGCACTGCCTGAGACACCGTCCACGTCTTCACGCCGGCCACGCCGGTGGCGACGGTTCCCCAGTCCGCGATAAGCGTGTTCGGTGCGCCGGTCGCCGGAGAGGCGGTATACAGGCCAGCGCGGAGGTTCCCCACACCGAGTACCGTCACCTCCGCCGCAACGCCCGTGATAGTGGTACTGCGGCCCGGCCAGAACGGAATCGCGTACGCCCGGTTCAGGACGACCGCCACCGCGGACGGCGCCCCGTACGCGGGCAGGCTGTGCCACTTCGTCGAGAACACGACAGGCACGTTCCCGAACGGGCCTATCTTCAGCTTCCGCCCGGCGAGCCCGTCGTCACCGAAGTACTCGGCGGTGTTCGTCCGGTACCACATGCACCCCGCGTCAGCGTCACCCGGATCCGTGCTGACGTTCGGGAGCTTCAGCGGTGCAGCGATCTCCCGCGGCACTAGGAGATCACCACCACGAACTCATTGACAGCCGGGGCCGGGGTGAACCGAACGGTGATGTTGTTCAGGTCGGTGTGTCGGACGTCCGGGAACACCTCGGCGAAGATCCCGGAGTCCCGGTAGATCGTGACGTGCAGCGCGCGGGTACCCAGGTTGTGATTGACGACGAACGTCTGCGTGGCGCCGTCACCGACCGTCGCGGTGAACTTCGCGCCGGCCGCCCGCACGAACGCGAGGGACGTGACACCGACCACGATCGGGTCGTTCGTCGACAGCAGCCAGATGGTGTCCGCGTCGTTCCCTTCGGTGACGACGACGGCGAGACCGGCCGTCACCTCCGAGTTCGCGTCCGCGTCCGTCGCCCGCGTGGCCGGCGTCGCTGCGCCGTTCCACACGTACAGGCCGTTCTCCGACCCAGTCGTCTGTGCGCGCGCGAGGAACCGGTCGCCTACGTTCATCGTCACGCCGCCGACCGACGCGCCCGGCGTCGCGAGGGTCACGTTCACCCCGGATCCTGCGCGGACGGACTGCTTCCAGTCCCGGTTGTTGAGCTGCTGGACCAGCTGCCCCAGGTTCACCGCGTCGGTGTTCAGGGTGCCGTCAGCGAGTTCGTTGATCTGGTTGGAGTTCAGGTCGAGCGAGTCATAGAACTCGATTGGCACGGGTTACCTCCGAAGCTGAGCGACACCCGTTACAGGTTCGCTGAACGTGATCACTGTCTGATCGGTGCTCGGGTTGGTTACGTGTGCCTCGACTGCCTCACCGGCGAACAGGATGTTCGTCGCCGGTTCGATGCCCATGTAATGGTCTATCGTCCACGCGAGCGCGGGGGCTGCCTGCGTGTGCACGTACACGTCGGGAAAGACCGGGTCGGGGTGGCCGGCCATGACGGGGATGCGGGTGCGGGTCCCGGACAGTACGCCGAGGTAGCAGCCCGGGGCGGCATAGAACATGATCGTTCCCATGCCGTTCGCCGTGAGAGGGATCGACAGGGGCAGCGTCGCCGCCGCGTCGGAGAACAGTTTCGGGGGAACGTTCGAGCCTTCCAGCACGACGCGGATAGACGCGAAAGCGGCAGGGTTCCCTCCCGGAAAGAAGATCATCTCCTGGTATGGAGTCAGCTTCGCAACCATGACGACCCTCCTTCCCCGACGGAACCCCGCCGCCCCCGACTACGCCGCCAGCGCCTGCACACCACACGCGGACACCGGCGGCGCAACAGCGGTCACCTGACCGTGCCACAGATCCGACGCGCCGATCGCGGTGAGCAGCGGCGACGGCGCCGAAGCCCCGTCCAGGACGACGTCGTACGGGCCGACGCCCCACCCGGCGCCACAGAACGCCGACGCGTTGAGGACCATGTTCACTGCGCCGTTCTCGATCGTGTAGTCCCCGTACGTGGCGTCCGTGAGGAGCGGCCACAGCGAGTACCAATACGACTTCGCGCCGGCGGTGCACGCCTGGTTCGTGATGTCCGACCACACCTCCAGCGCGAAGTTCACGTCCGCGTTCCCGCACTGCTTCCGGAAGCCGACGGTGTTCGGCGTCGGCGTTGCGGCGTCGAGGACGAGCGGAGCGCCCGTCATGATGTTGATCGCGTCCGGGTTGACCTGGCACAGGGTGATGACCAGGTCTTCCTGCGCGAGCTGCGGCTTACCCTTCGCGTCGATGCACAGGTCGCCGGACGCGTTCAGGACCCGGATGGGGTCGCCACCCTCGTACGGGTCGGACGCCTCGACGGAGATGAATCCGTCGGACACGACGGTCGTTGACGCGCCGATCACCGGGACGCCACACGCGTCGAGACGCGTGAGACGCATGATGCGGCCGCGCACGACCGCGGGGCACTCTGATGCCATCAGCTTTCCTTTCGTGCGCGGGCACGCCGCTTCGGCGTCGCCGCTGTCTCATCCGGCCCGGGGGCCGACTGCTCCTGCCTCACCTCGGCGTGCAGCGCGCTGTACGCCTCGGCGAGCCTGTCGGGGACGACGAACATCAGGCCGTCGTCCGTGGACGTCTGCACGTCGTACGGGCTGTCAGCCAGCGACAGGAGGTCCCGCGCTACCTGCGCCGCGGACTCCCCATCGCCGGGGATCACGTAGCCGGTCACGGCGCCTCCAGCGGAAGCTGGATAGCGAAGACCTGCGGGCAGTCCGGGGCGACGACGTACGGGCGCGCCGCCTCGACGTATGCCTGGTTCATGATCCGGTTGAACGTCTGCTCGCCCGGCGGAACCTTGATGTCGCCCTGCCACATCGACACGGCGCCCGTCATGAACGCCCACACCGAACCTGCGGCGGGCGCAGCGTTCGCCGGGCCGGTGATGTCGTACCCGGCGCCGAACGACCACAGCGACCCGAGTGGTGTGCCGAGCTGCGCCGCCATGACCGGGCTGTCCGGGCGGACGATCAGGTTCCCGAACGCCGCCGCACCGTACGCCGCCGTGTTGACGTGGATTGTCCCCTGGTAGCCGTACGCGCTGTAGAACGCCTCTTCCAGTGCAGCGAGCCTGGCACCGAACGTCGTGGTAGCTGTCGCGACGATCGTCGCACCGGCGAGCGTCAACGCCGGGGACGCGCCGACGCCGCCGCCGTTCCACAGTGCCGCCTCGACCTGCGTCTGCTCGCCGGAGATCAGCGCCCGCTGTGCACGCTGTTCCTGCTCGCTGATCGGCCGGCCGACCGGTGCGCACACGACACCCGAGTAAGCCCAGAACGGGGCCCCGGTGACGGTGGCGTTGTTCGTGTCGAACGTCTTGGCGTTCTGGTTCGACGGCGGGCACTCGGCGGTGTACAGCCGTGCGACACCGCACGTGTCCGGCTCGAACTGCACACCCGCGACACCCATGATGTCCTGCCACGGGGCCCGCTGAACGACGTTGAACAGGCCGTACCGCAGTGGTCCCGCGGGCGGGGCGTCGACGTGCTGCGGCGGGTAGATCGCTGCCATGCGCCCTCACCTCCCTTCGAGGATGGGCCCGGCCCCCGGACGCGTGGGGGCCGGGCCGGTAGCGGGACCCTGTTACGGGACGATCGGCGGGCAGGTCCAGTCGACCTGGCTGCTGGTCGCGCCGGACGGGCACAGCGGAGTGGTGTACAGGCGCAGCCCCGCGCAGGGGTAGAACGGAGCCCACCCTTCCTCGGTGAACAGCTGCGTGTACAGGTTCTGCTGCAGGTTCGTCGAGTCGTACACGTTGGACAGGGTGATGACGTCCTGCCGGGCGAGGACGACAGCGCCCGCCGGGAACGTCAGGAAGTCGACGGTCGTCGGGAGCGCGCCGATGTACGGGGCCGGCCCGCCGATCGACGGCGCGGCAACGCCACCCCAGAAGTCCTGCCAGTCACGAACCAACTGCAGGCGCGCGCCCCGCATGGTGAACCATGACATGATCTCCGCGTCGGTCACGTCGACACGGCCGGCGTTCCGGCGGGAGTAGTCCGCGCGGATCTGCGCGATCATCCACTGCGGGAACACCACCTCGACGACGTGGTCGTTCGACAGGCCCTCACGGTACCGGGTGTCGAGGACGGCGAGTTCGACCGCCGCGAGGACGGACGAGGTGGCGGCGTCGTCCGTCGGGCCGGTGAACACGGTCGCTGCGCCGGCCGCGGTGACCAGCGCGGCGATGACCTGAGCATTCAGCTTGTGCGCGTGGGCGACCATCGCGCCGCGGCCCCAGCGAGCCATCAGCTCGGGGTACGCGGACAGCTGCAGGAACGAGCCGGTGAGGCACGTCACGGCGACGTTCAGGCGCTGGTCGGTGAACGTCGGACAGGGGATCTCCCCGCACGCCTTCGGAGTGTCGGCGATGACCTGAGCCTCGGTGAGGGAAGTGAAGAACCCGGACGCCATCAGCTGAGCGAACGTCGGCTGCTGCGTGTACCGGAAACCGCCACGGGTCGCGGTCACCTCCGGCAGGTCGATCAGGCCGTCGAGGGACTCCATCTCGCACAGGTCGTACAGGGTCTCCGACGGGGCACACCAGCCGGCCGCCGCGGTCAGGCTGATCCGGCGTGCGTCACCACCGGCACGCTTCGTCAGCGCGGACTCCCACGACGCGAGGAGGTTCCCGCCGGGCAGACGCTTCTGGTTGCGGGCGTGGGTGATGACCCGGTCGATGGACTCCGGGTCGTCGTGGGGGCTGATCGCGAACTCGGTGTCGTCGCGGCGGATCTGCATGAGGCCCTGCACGTTAGAGCGGCCCTTGAAGGCCTGCCCCATGAGCGCGGAACGCTCGGTGAGCGCGCGGCCGATCTCGCCGAACGACTCGTACTCGGAGCCCTGTCCGCGGCCCTCGACGAGTCCGGCGGCGTCACCGGGGACGACGAGGCGGAACGACACGGGCTTCCGGTCGGCGGCCTGCGGGGCGGCGGGGACGCCTGCCTTGGGGATGTCTGCGACGGACGGCACGGCGCGCTTGGCGGGGCGCAGCGCTGCGAGCTCGCCTGCCTTCGACTGTGCGGCTGCGAGCGCGTCGGCCCGGTCCTTGCGGGCGCCGATTTCGTTGTTGATGAGGGCGACGCGGGCGAACGTCTGCTCGGCGAGCTCGCGGTCGAACTCGGTGACGTCGGCGGGGTTCGCTGCCTCGACGGCGGCGTCGACCGCTGCGCCGAGCTCAGCTTCCAGCTGGTCATCGGTGAGAGCGGTGAACTCTTCGGCGGAGGTGACGACAGCGGTCGGCTCGACCGGGTCACTGGTGGGTGTTGCGTCGGGGGTCTGGGCGTCGGCCACTTCGACCCCTCCTCTCTAACAGGTGGGTTCGTTGTGGTCCGGCTGCGCCCGTCGACCTCATGTTCTGTTACGGGGCGTAAGCCCACACGTCTCGGATGGTAGCACCGATCATGGCTGGTGGCAGGGGACGTGAAACGGCCCGGGTGATGACCTCACACCCGGGCCGTGCCTCGAATCCGAAAGGGTTGAAGGGCCACCGCGGACCCGAGGCAGTGTGAACGCGGCGGCCCTGCCTGTCAGGCGGGGGAGCGTGACAGAACGCCGGCAGGTGCAGCCTGCGGCACCGTCAACGCTACGCCGCCCCCGACTGCCGCGCAGCCCATTCGTCCATCTCCTCACGCTTCACGGCGACCGCAGCGAGAGTCGCCCCGCCGGCCCGTGCCTTCCGTACCTCACCGAGCGTCGCGACGTACCACGTCACCTGCTCCCCGTCGATCACCCCGGTCAGCCGGTACGCGAGCTGCGCCGACCCACCACCACCGCACGCGCACGCCATCACACACCCCGCAGCATGTCGAGGCGCAGCGCAGCGAGCTTCTGCTGTGCCGCCGCGAGAGCCTGCATGTCCGGCACCGTCGGCTGCTCCCCGCGGGCCCGGGCGAGCGCACCGCGCACGCACCCCTCCGCGACTTCGAACAACGGGATCTCGACGCCGCCGAGCGTCCCGGAGATCGTCGGCCACGCGATGCCAGCGTCGGCGAACGCCTGCCGCAGATCCGCGGCGTCGACGTCGAAGCCGTCCGGGATCGTCAGCGCCATCGACCCCGGGGCCGGCGAGTCCGTCTACAGTCCGAGTGCGGCGGTCAGCTCCGCTGCGAGGTCCCGCACGTATTCGCGTCGCTGCGCCACCGTCGGGTCCTCGACTGGGCGGGGAACGCCGGCGGCGACGAGGGACAGCTGCCGGCCCGACGACGCGACCACGGCACGCGGCCGCGGCACGGGGAAGCCGGGGACGTTCACGGCGTGCGCGGCGACGAGTTCGAGGTTCCCGCCGATGTCCCGCCAGTCACCCGACAGGGGGGACTGGCGGAGCGCCTCGACCTGCTCAGGTGTCGCGGCAGCCAGGACAGCCCCGGCGACCCAGATGCCGTACTCGTCCTCTCCGGCAGCGACCGAAGCGACTGACGTGCACACGTTGTCATAGTGGTCGGCCGTCGCGGCGTAGCCGAGCTGCCCGTCTGCGTGCCCGCCACCGACGGTGAGCTTCCCCGTCGGGACTTCACCGGCGTCGGTCATCGTCGCGCCGGTCCGAAAGTACGCGTACTCGGCGGCGGACTGCGGCGGGGTGACGCACCCGGGCAGGCCGATGTGGCAGACACCCCACACGGCGACGTGACCGAACACGCGTCCGTCGTCGGTGACGGTAAGCGGCGTCGGGCCGGTCAGCTGCGGGTCGGAGAACCATCCGAGCGGCGGAAGCGCGGGCGCGGCGGACGCCACCAGGGAGAACGGCGCGGTGATCGTGTCGTCGTCGAGCGCCTTCGCGATCTTGTCGTACAGGTCCGACACGACACCCTTCAGGCGGGTCTGGTCCGCCTCCGGGATGTCCGTGCCGCCCCGCGCCCCGTTCAGGACCCCGGCGACCGCGTACACCGCCTTCGGGACGATCCGCAGCTCACCGTCGATGACGTCCGCTACGCCCAGGCCGTACGCACCCTTCGTGTGCGGGTCCGCCTCCGGGTCCTGCCACAGGAACGCGCGCGCGTACTTCTCCCACTCCGCGTCTCCGGCGTCCGCGGCGTCGACTCCGGCCCACGTGGCGACGCGGTCCGCGGCGGCCTGCCCGTCCCACGCCGGGTCGTTGTCGGCGACGGGCATACTGTCCCATCCGGAGGTGCGCACCCCGGCGGCGGTGAGCGACGGGACGGTGACTCCGTCGGTGCGCAGCCACACGCCGGTGAACGCGGGGATCGACACGAGGGTCGCGCCGGCCATCTCGTACGCGGTGAAGACGCACACCTCCCCGTACGGCTTCGGCTCCTGGTATCCGTCGTCGTCGAACATGCCGTACCCGCCGCCGGTCTCGACGTACTCGACCTCGCAGCCGCCCGCGTCCATGGACGGGCCGACGACGCCGTTCGCGACGAGTTCCATGGCTTCGGCGACTTCGGGGATCTTCTCGGCGTCGAGCCACGTGCCGGTCGCGTTGACCATGCCGGACTGGTCGACGGACAGGGTGTCGATCCGGCCGACAACGACGGACTTGTCGTGCCCGTAGTCACTCATCTTCTGGAACGCCAGCGGCAGGGGAAACTCGCGGTTCGTGAACCCCGCGGGCATGATCACCCGGCCGTCGCTGGTGGGAACGCCGAGACGGCCGAGCACGGCCGTCCATGTGTCAGCCATGGTCTCTCCCTTGTGGTGTGGCTGCGTCTACGGTGGCACGGTCCACTGTCATGCCTCACGGAACGTCATCGTGCAGCGGCATTGGATGACGTTGCCTGCGGATCCGGTCGGGTCGCCGGGGTACTGCAGCTTCTCCCCATCGACGATGAACGGGGACGTCAACGGCTGCGCCTGCCCGTGCGCTGCAGCGTGTGCGGGGCGGGTCCGTTCGGGCTGCCCCAGGGTGGCGTGCCACACCTTCATCAGGGGGCGTCTGGTCTCGATCTGCTGCTGCGCCGCGCCCGCGAGAGTGCCCGCCTGTACGGCGGCGTGTGCCTCGGTGCGGCCGACGACCGTCGCCCGGTTCTCCCAGAACGGATTGCCCGTCACATCGAACACGGCCTGCACGCGGGCAGCGAGTTCGGGTGTCGACTCGCCGGCGGCGATGCCGTCGTCGAGGGTGCGGGTGATCTCGCGGTACACCTGGTCCGGGGTGTTCGACATCCGGTTGATCGACTGCGCAAGGTAGTCCGTCACGTACTGTGACTGGTCGAAGCCGGCGGGCGGAGCGGACCCGGTGACCGTCTGCACGGCGCGGCGCAGCGCACCGAGGATCGGCGGCCGCACGTTCGTCTGCAGCTGCTCCACCCACTGACCCTGCGCGGACAACACCCACACGGCGTTCGGTGTCATGCGGGCGCTACGCCACGGTTCCATGACCCGCCCGGCCGTGTCCGCCGTCCACTGCCGGGCCGCAGCCAGCCAGCCCTGGCGGATGTTCTCGTCGTCACTGGCCACGGGACGCCATCCACTGGGCGAGTGCCTGCGTGTCATGCGGCAGGCCGACGGCGATCAGACGCCGGCAGTACCCGTCGAGGTCCCACCGTTCGGCGAGTTCGGGGGCGTGCCGCCACGCGTCCTGTAGCAGGTCTCCGTGCCGGTCGTCGGGGCGCAGCTTGACGTGAAGTTCGTGACGGGGGACGTCCGCGTACTCAGCCTTGAGTCGCTGCGTGTTCAGGAGCCGGTTCCCGGCCCGCTCCAGCGCGTACACGACTGCGAGGGACGCGATGTCGACGGGCCGTGCGGGGGCGGCGGACGCGGTCACGGCAGGCTCTGCGGGGGGTGCCTCGACCGCTGGGGTGGCGGGTGCCTGGCCGAAGCCGAGGATCCGCTGCAGGACGGGATTGTCGAACAGCGTCGGGGCGCGGGACACCAGCTGTGTGGCGAGCGCGACCAGCTTGTCCTGTCCGGTCGGCGCGTAGTCCTCCGGGATGTGGAGCATGGTGAGCGCAGCCTCGGGTGTGATCAGGCCGCGGTCGAGGAGCTCGAGTACCTGCTGCAGCGGGTCGGGTTCGCCGATGAGTGCGGATCCGTCGAACGCGAGCATGTACCGGTCGGTGTCGGTGACGCCGGCGGCGGCTGCTACGGGCTGTAGGTAGGCGGCGGTGAGTGCGTCGGAGATGACGTCGAGTACGGGGATGAGGTGGGTTCGGTAGGTCTCTTCTGCGACTTGCCACGCCGACCAGTGGTTTGACGTGCCCATTCCTTCGACGACTTCGCGGGGAAGGTCGAGTCCGGCAGCGAGGCGGGCGATCGCTTCGGACCGAAGTTCGATAATCTCCTTCGACAGCGGCGACTCGAAGTTGATCAGCTTGAAAGCGTCGGCGAACTCCGCCGGGACCTCGAAGATGATCGGGACCTGCGCCGCAGCGGACCCCGGGTCGGACAGCGCCTTCCGCATCGACTGGAAGATCATGTCCGTGAGGGACGCAGTTTCCTCCGGCTCACTGTCATCAGTGACCGGGAAGTCCGCCTCCGACGGGACGATGAACGCGCCCGCGGACGCCAGCCGCGAGTCAAGCCGCGCAGCGATGTTCTGACTCGACTTCTCGATCTCACGCAGCGTCGGGAGCAGCGCCCGCACCGCAGAGTCCGCCGCGAGCTGCAGCCGCGGGTGCGGATTCCAAATCCGGATCAGGGTGTCTTTCGGGCCGACCTTCGTTGACAGGCCCGTGTCCGGGTGGGTGAACTCGACGGCGCCGCCGGACTGATTCAGCTCGGTACCCGACACGACCAGCCATGTGTCATCCGTCTCCTTACCCTTCCGGGCGACGACGACGACGTACACCTCACCCGTCATCTCCAGGTTCAGAACCATGGTGCGGATGTGCTGCGGCCGCTTGACGGGCCCGCCGAGGACCTTCCCCGCAATGTCGATGATCGTCGCGTTCGATGACGGCCCGGTCGGCCGGCCCGTGTCCGGGTCGATGTCCGCCGCATACATGATCGCCTGCGCGCACGCGTTGCCCTTCCACCCGGTCGCGTACCGCAGCTCCCCGCACATGTCGTAGTGCCGCCACGCCTCGACCTGCCAGCGCCGGTCACCAGCCGGAAGGGTTCCCTTCCACGCCTGCGCGCCGCCGAACGTGTACCGGGCGGCTGACGCAACGATCGCCCGGCGCGGCTGCTCCTGCACCACCACCGGGGCCTTACGGAACGGCGCCATCAGTCACGCTCCCACGTGGCGAGGTAGCCCACGACGTGAGCTGCGGCCAGGATCGTCAGGCAGACCTGCATCCACCTATGGTCTCCCCACGCCCATGTCGTGCCGACCACAGCGGACGACACCCACACGCCGGAACACCAGTCACACGACAGGAGCTCGGCGAGACGCGAGTCGACGCCGGACCGGTTAATCAGCCACAGGCGCAGCGGCTGCGTGATCGTGTCACGGGTTACGAGCCGGGTGATCCGTGCCGCGGCCAGTGCGGCGACGACGAACAGCCATGGCGAGATCATGCCGATATCGTGGCACAACTCTCCGTGCATGCGTCGACCCCCGCGTGTCCTACCACACGGGGGCCGGCGTGATCGTCATCCTAGCGGAGGTGCCCCAGGTCTCCGGGGAGATGGAGCCGGGACCGTCCGCGGGTCGGCGGGTCGAGGTACATGACGCCATACCGCATCGCATCGCAGCCGTGGTCGTCGGCTTTGTGTGGGGTTTCCTGCTGCTCGCCTTGTTTGTTGTCCCACGCGTACGACAGGAGCTCCTCGGCGGTGCACGTCGGCTTCTTGCCTTCGGCCATGAACGGGTCGGGGCGGTGGCACAGTGCGCCGCGCATGATGAACAGGCGTGGCTTGCCGTCGCCTGCGTCGCGCATGCGTGTCTTCACGGCGTCGATGCCGGCTTTGACGCGCTTGTCGGCGGCGCGTGTCTGCAGCCCAGTCTCGCGCTGGAAGACGGCACGGCCTTCGGCGTCGTGGTCGCAGACGATCGCGCGTGGCTTCGGCTCCTTCCACCGGCCGTCTTTCGTCCCGGTGTCGGTGACTTGCTTGAGTACCTTCGCGGCGATCTGGTCGACGGTTTTCCGGGACAGGTACAGCTCTCGGTACAGGTAGGCGCGGCCGTCCGGGTCGATCGCCCACCACTGCACGACCGTGGGGTTCGAGAAGCCGAAGTCGATCGTCCACACGCGCTGCCATGACGGCGGGACGTCGAACGCGTCGACGAGGTGGACGGCTTCGTTCCACTCGTCGTACACGAGTCCGTCGGCGGCGACCCACAGTCCGTGCCGCATGCGCTGGTACCGCACGCCGGTGAGGGTGTCGAGGCGCTCGAGGTACGTCCGCCCGTACTCCGTCCACTGGCCGTCGCGCCACATCCGCGGGTTGTCCTCATGCCGGCTGTAGATCATGCGGCAGCGCCCGGTGTCGCACCGTTGCTTCAGGTGGTGGTGGGGGCTGCCGGGGTTGGTGAGGAGACGCAGTTGCTGGTACGGCATGACGCCGTTACGGAGGCGTGTCTCCGCCATGTCGAGGTCTTCGGCGGTGGTCTCCGTCGCCTCGTCGCACAGGATGGTGTCGTACTCGGTGGAGAGGAGTCGGGTCGCCCGGTCGAGGCCACCGACAACAACCGTCGATCCGTTGCGGTAGCGGAACGCCGCCGGCTCCTGGCTGCTACCGCCATAGAAGCGGACGATGCCGGCGGCCGTCGCGTCGGGGATGATGCCGCGCCGCCACGTCACCAGCGTGGACGCGGTGAGGGACGACAGTGTTTTGCGGAGGAGGAGGTGCCGCGAGCCGGGGTAGCGAAGCGCGTCGAGGTGCGTGAGCATCAGCGCGCCGTGGGACTTGCCCGTGCCTGCTGCGCCTGACAGGAGGACGGCCTTGTCCCGGGCGCGGAACAGCTCTTTCACTGCGCCGCGCACCTCGATCACTACCTCTGTCACGCCCCGTTGACTTCCTGCTCGGCGACGTCGGTGAGATCCCGGATCAGTTGCCGGGCGGCTGTCTCCAGCTCGCGGGCGGAGACACGTCCGATGCCTCGCTGGAAGTCGCTGTGCCGGCGGGGGCCCCACTGCAGTGCGACGGTGAGCCTCGGGGACTGTGTGCCGTACTGGCCGACGCCGATCACGTCGATGCCGGGGACGGTGGTGCGCAGCTTGCCGAGCGCGTGCTGTACCTCCGTGGGGGTGGCGGGGGTGAGCGTGGCGATAGCCCACAGCCGGTCGTAGACGGGCGCGTGCTGGCCCATCGCTTCGATCGTGATGTGAAGGGACACGCCTTCCGGGGGGCAGCCGCAGCCGTCGTTGTGCAGGCCCGGGGTTGCGGTGCAGCTCATGGTGTCTCGATCTCCGGGGGGACGGGGCCCTCACTGGGCCACAGGTGTTCGGCTGCGTGGCTGCCCACGCGGATCGGGGGGCCGTCGTCGGAACGGTTGATCGTCATGCCGGTGACGCCGGGGATCCGCTTGCCGTTGACGGTGACGTGCACGCCGTAGTCAGGCGGCGGGTCGAGGAGGTCGGCGGCGCGGCGCAGCTCCGCGGCTAGGTCCCGCATGGTCTGCACGAACTCGGCGTCGTCGCGTCGGGGGATCGCTGCGTCTCCGATGTGGGTCTCGCGGAGGATGCCGCCGTCTCGGTGGCGGAACAGGAGTTGTCCGGTGATGAACCGGCCGGGGCCGTCGTTCGGCGGGTGGGCGGTCCGCCAGCCGGGCGGGGTGTCGTCGGTCACGGTCGCCACTCTTCCTGGTAGTCGGGGTGTGAGGCGTACGGGAGGGCAAGCAGCCGCAGCGTGTCGTCAATCAGATCAAAGGTGTCCGGGCTCTCGTGGCGCCGGCACGCGTCGATGATGCGCCGTTTGGCGTCGACGTTGGCGAGCGCGCGGGATGGCATGCCACAGTCGCAGGTGCCGTCATAGCGGATCATGCCGCACGATGTGTCGTGAGTGGTCACGGCGCGGTTCTCCTCGTCGTCGAGGCGGGCGCGCACGAAGTCGACAAGGTCAGTCATCGTCGAGTCCCTTCACGACGTACTCGATCTGCATGTTCACGTTCTGTGACGGGTTGACCTTCAGGCCGT